ATTTTCTCCCTGGTCTTGGTTTATTGCGATTAGTCTTTGTTCTCATTCCGCGTTCTGGTAACATTCTCATAGTTGCTCCTTATTTTGCATTCAACTTCAGTTCAATGCGTTCTAATGCTTTACTTTGATGTTCGCTGTTGGTGTGAATAATAGCAGTTTTTTTGTCTAAGGCATCAATCTTTTCATTCAATGATAGATAGCCAGTGCCGCCAATACCCAAACTGCCTATTACGATCCATGATAATTGTTTCAATGTGAATTCCATATTACGCTCCTACTGGCACTACCGTTAAAATAACACTGGGGATTGCTGGCACTACACCTGCTGCCGCAACATAGTCTAAAACAACTGCTGTGCCATCACTCGCCCAAGCAAGTTCGTAATAATCTCCTGCTGAGGCACTGACAATATAGTTCCAGGCTGCCATAATTCTATCACCGTTGCCAGCAATTCTGGTATCACCTGCTGAGTCGGCAACATTAGCACCATTCTTCTTTAACCAAATAAAAGCATTGTGTGCTCCACCTGATGTTTGATTTAACTGAGCACTGAACTGAATGTTATATACTCCAGCATTACTCATTGTAATACGAGTAAGTGTAGTTCCATTAGTGACGACGCTGATACCGTTGCTGATACCTGTGTTATTAAATGACATCAAGTTTTCAGCGTTGGCCACAGGATTGGTTTGATCCTGTGTGCTGTATGCTTCAATGTATTGTCTGCCATAACTGATGTTATTACCCGTTAATGGATTGCCTGCTGTATTTTTCAGTGTGGCAGTTGAACCATTTAGCACCAAATAATCATTACCAGCACTATTTTCCAATGTAATAATATTACTGCTGATACTTGCTGATTCTGGAGCCGCACTAATAACAGCCAGTTGTCCGGTGGTCCAATTCTGTCCTTGTTTATTGGCAAAGAAAATAACTCTACTACCATTAGCAGTTGAAGTCCAATTTTCAGTGGCTTCAACACTGACCTGTGATCCTATTGCAAAAGTCCCAGCAGTATCGCTGTAACTGTTAAAGCGTAAATTACCTAATTTGTTTGTATTTTGTGGCACTGACAATGTTGTTTTAGCACTACTGGTCCAATACTTGGTTGTAATACCCACGCTACTGCCTGCTAGCGTGTTAGTGTCTAATAAATTAGCAGTGGCACTTAGTGCTTCATTACTATCAAATGCACCGTTGGCATTGATACTGCCCACAGTTGTTGATATGTTACCTGCGCCAATAACATTTGCACCACTTAATGAAATTGCTGTTGTGCCACCACTTGACTTAATGTCATTGCCTGTTACAGTTAAATCACCAGTGACTGTTAAATTACCATTGACATCTAATGCCATTGTCTGTGTTGTGCCAGTTTTACCTTGACTCCAAGTAAAAGCATCACTTCTATGTAAAGTTGATTGTGGATTTATTTCCAAACTTGTTTGAACAGCATTGGCACTGCCTGTGGGATTGGTGCTTATTCTTACTCTTGTGCCCAATGGACTATTTGCACCTGTGCCGCCTGTCCAGGCCTCTGTGGTGGCAAATGAAAAACTTCCCACAGTATTTCCTGTGGTATCACTAACCCAACCTGGTCCAGTGCCACTTACACTTGTGTCAGCATAACCGCCTGCTAACCAACTACCTAATCCATTACCACTAGACAATCCTGTGGGAGTAGCGGCGCTACCTCTAGAAGTTTCAGTAATAAGATATCCTACAGGATTACCAGAGGCTAAACCACCACCATAACTTCTTATAACAACACCGGGACGCTTGGTAGTGTTTATGCTGTTATCAATGCTTATGCCCTGTGTTGGACCACCTGCGGCTGTGGTAGAAAAACTAAAGATGTTACCAGCGGCTTCTGCGAATGTATTGCGAATAGCACCTGCTACATAATTTCTGCTGTTGGTTAAATTACCGCTGTCAGCCAATGTTAAAACTACATCACCTGTGCCGTTTGGTGCTAATGTAATATTACCATTTGTATCTGTTGAAGCAATAGTGTTATCTGTGGAAACTCCAACAGTGATATTACCAAATGTTCCACCAGCAAAACTTGGACTATCGCCAGTGCCTACGCTTTGTCCAATACTGATAGTGGCTGTATCTGCATCTGTAAACGCCACAGTAACACCAGTGCCAGAGGCAAACTTAACTGTGTCTGTGGTTGCGTCACTGCCAACTAAATTTAAGTTAGCACCACCTGTGGTTGAACTAATATTTTGAGTATAAGTTGTATTTGTATCTGTTGAACTAATAGTAATTGTATTAGCATCTGTTGAAGTTACTGTTGTAGCTCCTGATCCTAGATATGCTACATTATCTGTGCTACTATCACTGCCAGTTAGTGTTAAATTGGCACCGCCTGAAGTTGCACCACTTGCTATTGTATAAGTTGTATTAGTGTCAGTTGAACTAATAGTGACTGTGTCAGCATCTGTTCTTGTCACAGTGACATTTGTGCCACTGGCCAATTTGATACTATCAGTTGTGCTATCACTACCAACCAAATTTAAGTTTGCACCGCCACTTACAGCACTGGCATTTTGAGTATATGTTGTGTTTGTATCTGTTGATGTAATAGTAACTGTATTAGCATCTGTTGAAGTAACCGTTGTTGCTCCAGCACCTTTATATGCTACACTGTCTGTTGTGCTGTCGCTGCCTACTAAGTTTAAGTTAGCACCACCAGTTGTTGCGGCACTGGCTATTGTATAAGTTGTGTCAGTGTTTATACTGGTATTTGTAATAACACCAGTGCCAGTATTGTAATTAATACCTGTGCCAGCACTTAGACTGCCTCTAGCCAATGCTTGACTAAAATATTTGTTAGTGCCTTCTAGAATATCATCTGTGTCTAATACGACAATAGGACCAGTTTGTCCATTGACACTGGTAATAGATCCTGCGGCACCTTCAATGATTAAAGTGCCAGAAGTTAATACTGTGATTTCGTTTGTGGTGTTTGTAACATCAACTCCACCTGATTCTGTGACTTCAATGACTTGTTGATTTGTTGTAACTGTAATATTTGCCATTGTATCTCCTTATGCTACCGTAAATGGTGTGTAGTTGTTTTCTAAAATAGGATTGCCAATAGCAACATCTGGTTCCCACGATTCTAGGAATGCCCAACGATGTCCGTTAATTTGTGTTGGTGTGTCTGCCGTGGTCCAAGTGATACCTACGATTGTAACAGGAACATTTTTGCGGGCATCAGGAATAATCGCACCCGAATATCTATTTCCAGGAATAGTAATGTTAACTGTGCCTAATGCGGCGTTTACAACATTAAGAACTGAACTATTAACAGTTACTTCTACTTTGGGAAAGAAACCAATGACTTGACTATTAGCAAAATTTGGTTGTCCGTTACGATCATATGAAATTGGATTAATGACTACAGTTTGATAATCTATTTCCCAGGTCCATCCGGTGATGTTTTGATTATAGTTGTAATTGTATGTTCGCTTGGTTGATGGGAAAATTGCTTCTGCATAGATATTATCTGGCCCACCCAAATAATCGCTGAATGATAAAACGCCGCTTGACATATGGTTATTCTCCTAAGGGATAATCATTGACACTAAGGTATCAATGTAGTATACTTATTTATGCGGAAAAATACCATACAAGACTTTTGGAATCTAGTAGATAAAACATCTAATCCCAACGGATGTTGGGAATGGCTTGGCTGCAAAGACAACAGAGGTTATGGAGTCTTCAGACTTGATGGTAAAATGCAGAAATGTCATCGTGTCAGCAAATTAGGTAATACATCGTCTAATTTATTTGTATGTCATACCTGTGACAATCCTAGTTGTGTTCGTCCTGATCATTTATTTCTCGGCAATCATAATGATAATATGAAAGATAGAGATCTTAAAGGAAGAACATTAAAAGGAAATCAAAATGGTAATGCAAAACTAATAGAAACTCAAATATTAGAAATAAGAAATACAGAATTTGGATATCTATTAGTCAGCGAACTTGCAAAAAAATATAATGTAAGTTCTAATCAAATTCGTAGAATACTTAAACGAAAATCCTGGAAACACATTTGACCTGAGGAAGTAGGTATAGACTCTGCGGAATCCATACTGTTATTTATGCGAAAGTTACACCGTTGGATCCTACAGCAAACCATTTACCATTAGTATTGACAAGAGCATAATGTAATAAACAACTATCACCTATATTATAAAATGTTATAGTTCCAGTGCCACTTGTTTTCCAACCAGCATTGGATACTGTAACAACCATATTCCCACCACCATCTGCTGACATCATTAATGATTTTAATTGTCCTTGATAGCCACCAAACAAAGCACTGTATGGTGCTGCCAATGTTGATGTTTCATTTGTAGCACCAGTTGAAAAATAACTGGCAGCAGTATCCAAACTTATTGCCGCAGTATTTGCTACATCTTCACTGCTATATAAATCTAAGATGCCATTAACTGATAAATTGCCACCAATGTCGGCACTAGTATTACTTGTTAAACTACCATCAACATATAAATTACCTGTGCTGGATAGTGTTGCCGCTGTTGTAGGACCAGCACCATTCTTCAGTAACTTAAAATCAAAGGCAAAGTCATTACTATTGAAAGTTGAATCGGTCAATACAACATCAATCAATGCAGCCGTGCCGTTATTAACAGTTGCATTACCACTACTCGAAAATCCTATACCTGTGCCAAATCCAGTGGCCGCTGTGCCTGTTGTATATGATTGAACAAATAAAGGATAAGCAACAGTATTAGTATTACTGCCAGTTACTCTTGTTGTTATTGTGCCAGCATTCTGAGAGTTGCCTGTGGAATTAATTTCTAATTTTCCAAGTTCATAGTCCATAAATCCATTAGCATCAGTGCCAGCAGCATTTCTAAATGATGTTGCTCCATTTAATTGTATATCACCGGTATTAGATGTGAGTTTCAAATCTTGAGTTGTTGTTGATATTGTATTTGCAGTAGCAACACCTATAGTAATATTACCGAATGATCCTGTGCCTCCACTGCTACTAGGATTTGGTTGCCAAATAACATTATTACCGGCATTAATATCAATAGGAGTGTTGGCACTAAATCTACCAAAGTTTTTCTTATTGCCTAATCTTGATTTTAGGAAATATCTACGGAATGTTTGACTGTTGGCTGGTAATTCTACAATAAGAACACTGAGAGTTGAGGGACTGACAAATGCTGTGGCATTACCATCAGGCACTACTTTTTTCAAAAACTTAAAATCAGTGTCTAAAGGCGCATCATATAAATTTACAGGAGTTGCAGTATTTGCAGCCGTGCTCGTATTAACAGTATAAGTTCCTGTTCCGCCTGCTGTGGTAAACAAATAACTACCTGCGGCTTGAACTGTAAACGCTTTATCTAATGTAACTGTTGTTCCACTTACACCTATGACCATAGCACCACTAGGGATACCTGTGCCTGTGGGCTTTTGTCCTATGACAACACCAGTGACATTGTTTAATGTAAATGTTTTCGCACCAATTGCACCGCCTGACGCAAATGTCTTGGTTGAAATTGTTGCTTGTGAAAGTTGATTAACAACTGTGACTCCACCTAAACTAAAATAATCTCCAACATTGATACTGTTATAAGTCACACTAGTAACAGTCATAATATTTCCAGCAACACCACTGTAAGTTCCAGGTGTTGAATTATTATCAATCCAACCAATTACACCATTTTCATCCCAGCCTTCTGTGTAATATATTTCTGCTTCATCAAATGGTCCACCTGTTGCAGGAATATCAACACTGAATACAAAATTTGGCACACTGGCCTCAGGATTTGGATTACTAATAACAGGATTTGTTGGTGCAGGTAAACCCACACTGCTGATTAAATTACCAATTTTAATGTTTGCCGCTGTGCTAAATTCAGTGATTGCTTCCACTGTGTAAGCATCAGGATTGTATTCTAATGCTTGTATCTGTGCTACCAATCCACCATCTTCAGTTTCCTGTTCTTTGACACGCATGACTCTAAACGGTTTAGGTGCCCAACCATACAAGTCACTGGTGACATTGATGATATCTCCTGCCTGTGCTTGTATGCCATAAAAGTTGCTGGTAAATTCAATGACTAAGTCATCACGACTTTGTCTTAATTCAATCTGTCCCAGTAAATCACTTTGTATGCTGTTGTTACATAAATCTAAACTCATACGCAGAGCATTCACAGGTTCGTTGGGATTTAACTGTAGATTAGGCACACTTGTTCTATAGTAAGCCTTTTGATCTTTGTTATACTTGTCGTAGAACTCTACTTCAACTTTATTGTATAAGTCTTCCAATCTAGTTGAACTAATGCTGATACCAGAAATAATGTTGTCATCACTGAATTCTAATAAGTTGGGTGCTTGAGTGTAAAATGTTGTTGATGTTATTGTGCCAGATGTTGAAGTTGTATATGTTCCAATTTGCCCTGCTGTTTGTCCTGTGGTTGGTGCAGTTTGTGATGAAATAGTTCCAATTAATGTTCCAGCACTATTATAGAGACTTTGTCCTTGTTCAATTCTACCATTAGGAAATGCTGTGACTGTTAATGTAGAACCACTGCGACTTGCTGTAAAATAAGTTGTTGTATCACCTGGCACACCTGCTGACACTGCTTTCTTGATCACAGGACTCCATAATCCTGTGGCAACATCATAGCTCATCCAAGCACCACCATTTTGTAAAATAGTGTCTATGTTTGTTTTGACTTGATTACCAGTGTCTAAAATACCATTGATTTGATAACGATCTAATACTTGATTTGTTGTGCCAGCACCGCCTGCAGGATCTAAATTTGCACTGGTATAATTAATATCTTCAGCACAGTAATCAAACCAAGCAGTTCTTGCACTGGTGTCAATGTCAGCCGCAGGAATACCAGCACCATAACGCACACTGGTCATATAATCATACCAAACATCAGCAGGGTTTGCTACATTGTTGGCTAATTGGAATGTGACATTGGGTAAACTTGTAAATCCATTTGTAGCATACTTCATTTTAACAATGGCAAATACTAGTCCATCCATTTTGTTGGCACTGGTCCAACTGCCATCATTATTACCCCAGAATTCATATGCGTTAACTTTATTACCAGAATATGCTGGATAGATTTGATTAGCACTGCCGCTGCCGCCAGCATAGACACGCAGTTCAACTAGACTGTTGCTGTCAACAATAAAACTTGTGTCAATGAAATCTTCTACTTGTGCTTGCCCTGTGCCAGTGCCCACACCTGTGGCTGTAAACACTTGTCCAATGTTATTTGTTTGTGCGCCAATTGCTGTAAAACTTGTAGTGCCTCTTTTGGTAATAACATAAGTTGTGCCAACAACAAAAGCACCCGCTGTGACAATTGCACCATCAACTACTTTTCTACCATCTTTGACTTTGTGTGCGTTTGTGGTTGCATCAACAGGAGTTAGTCTAAGATCATTCCATACCACGCTTTCTAATCCGTATGTGGGAGTTGTTAAATTATTTGTGTATTCACTGAGCACCAAACAGTAATACATTGTGTCATTGGTTGTGCCACTGATACTTTTTAGTCTAGCATCTGTGATAATACCATTAACATAAGCACTGCCATAGACCACAGGAATCTTATTATTAGTTGCAGGAGGAACTTGTATGCGTCCTCCCTGTGTGGCAGCACTGTTGTTGCCTTTGTTGGGGTTTCCATTTATAATCCTTGATGTTACATAAGCAGCACCTGTGGCAACAACGGCTCCAACGAATGTTGCAGTTGCTCCTACTAATCCTAACACTGTTCCCGCTACATAAGCGCCTATGGCTGTAAATGCTGGCATATCAATTATCCTTTATGTATAATTTTTCTGTTAATCTAAAACCTCTGCGTTCTAAATCATAGTCTTCTGTTGTGGTCATTCTAGTTGTAAAATAACCATTGATCTCATTTTGCTCTAATAACTGTTCGGCCTGCTTGCAAAATTCTACAAACAATTTACCTGCACCAATTGTTCTACGATATTCTTCACGCACATACCAAACTACTTCACGCAGACTACGCTTTTCTGGTATCCACATGTTTTGTTCTTTGGCTGCAGCCAATAATCCCACGCAGACCTCTCCATTGTAGTAAAGCCAAATATAACCACTGTGTAGTATTGCATACATTAATCCTTTGATATGTGCTGGATTATTTGTCTGTGCGTGATCACGATAACTTGTAGATTGTAAAAATTCTACAATTAAATCTGTGACAATATTTAAGTCACTTCTTGTTGCTAGTCTAATCATTGTTAAAATCTTTCACCACTAGTTTGATTATCAGTGCCGTCACTGGCTCCACCACCGCCTCTACCACCATCTACAGTGCTGGCTGCTTTGCCTGTGTAAGGCTTACCAAAGTCAAAACTTTGATTAAACAACGCATCAACTCTATCCATGCTGGGATCAATGAGATAGTTAACATTGTTAATTTCGGTGTAAAATATTTGATAGTCTTGACGATTTGTTCTGCGTCCACTTACTTTGTTTTCCAACACACCCATAATTGAACTTGCAATAATGGTAATTGTGTGTGTGACACCAACATCTTGAGCAAATGTTTCTATGTCTTCCTGCACACTGAAGTTGCTGACTATACCAGCAAATCTTTTGTAGATTTGATTGGTAATAACTTCCTGTGTGCTGTAGTCAAAGAACGCACGGTAAATGTTTATTTCTCCGCCTTTGATCTGTGTGCCCAATACTGCGGCAATGTAAGTTGGAGGAATAGCACTTAGACTTACCTGCACTTCATCATTGGCATTACTAATATTATTTTGTATTTCACTGACTGTTAAAAAGCCTGCCAGTGCTTGATAAGTTTTGCTGTTGTTAGTATTTAGAACAGCTTTGTAGCAATTACTGATATAATAAGTTACACTGATTACACCTGCCTGTGTTTGACTGCCTGTTGCGGCACTGGCATAACTGACACTGCTGGTGGTTGCGGCTGTGACTACGAATGTGCCATTGTATGCTGCGGGAACCATATTACTGACTGTGATAGTATCGCCTACGGCAAATGGTGCTGTTGCCTGTGTGGCAAAGGTAATTGTTGCTGTTGCGCCTGTGCCGCTGGCACCTGTTGTAGGATTTATTGCTATCAGTGTAAGATCAATTAAAACGCCGTGTTCAATTCGGCGTTCTGTATCTACGGCTGTTATTGTTGTGGTCATAGTATTTCCTCAATCAATTCAATGTCACCTGTGAGTTCTACAAGTTGTCCAGGTAGATATCTAATCTGCGGCAGTTTAGTTACAATTACACCAAATGAGGCTGCTCTAGGACCAACTCTACAAATTGTATCAGTGCTTACAGTTTCTAAATAACCTCTGTGAATAGGAACAGCCACAGTGGGTGTTGATGTGTTTCCTGAACCGCCGAATGTCAATGAACCTGAGGTGCAATTAGTGGTGCTGACAATAATAAAACCTGTAGAACTTTCTATGCTTTCAATATAAGTTACACCTCCAAATATTCCAGTGCCTGAGGTTTTAGTAAGTAATTGACCAACACTTAGACCTGTTGTTGTTCCTGTAGTAAGAATAACAATAGTTCTAGTTGCAGTTGCAACAAAATTAATATTGGCGTTGTTTTCAGGAATAGTAGTAATTGATCCTGCGGCAGCAATCGTGCCTACTCTGCCACTAAATGTTGTGGGAATAATAACATCACTGGTGGCAATGTATGGATATTTGGCTCCACTAACACGAATATAATCTCCGGCTTTGACTAAAAATAATCCAGGAGTGATAGTTGTTGAATTAACATTTGATAATATTATTCTTGTTCCAGCAGTAGCACTTGTAGCATAATAACTAGTTATATTATTATCGCTGCCAGCATTGCCTTGATAGTTTATCATCCAACTGTTGCCTTCTGTTGTAATACCTAAACTATTAACAGCATTCAATGATATACCATGTGTTTCATATTTGTCACGATCCAATAAAGGTTCAAATACTGCTCTGTATTCTGCGGCAGTCCAAACAGGCTTGGGTGTAACTACAAATCTAAATGGATTTGCCCAGTTGCGACTGGCAACACTGATACGCCCACTGCGGCTCACTGTCTGTGCCACTAATTTACTGCGATTAACTTCTACATTAACTGCCGTGTCTATAATATCTTGTAAAGCCATTATCTTCTACTCCTTATGGGCATACTACGACGCCCTTGTTCTGCTACATTGTGAATAAACTCTGGATCTCTAGCAATTAAACTTCTAAAACTGCTGGCGTCCACTGCTTGAATGTTATAAGTCACTGCGGTCATATTACTGCCACTACCACCTAATGATGAATTTGGAACAATAGTTCCTGCGCTTTTTGGCATAAACATTTCTGGACCACGCTCACCAACCATGTATGCACTGCCAGCACTTACTGGACCGCCCATGGCTTTGAATCCGCCAAATAAACTACCAAAGAATGTTCCTAAACTAAAGCCACTTCCACTGCTACCAGCACCGCCCATGTTAAATATACCCAGCAATGCTTTCTTTGCTTGTATTCTAGCAAAGTCTGCAATCAAACTGTTAGCCAAGTCTTTGAAACTTAGTTTGCCGGTTTGAACCATCTTAACAAAAGCATCTTCAAAACCACGGGAGAATGTGTCAAAATATGTTTTTGCTTGATCTGCGGCATTTTTACTATCTTCTACATACTTGCTGTATGCATTGGCCCAACCTGCATTAAAATCTTGTCTTAGAGCATTTTCTGTTTCTGCCAATTTAATCTTATCAAGTCTTTCATTTTCAATAGCAGTTCTTCTATTTGCTAATAAATCATTATATTTTAATCCCAGTGATATTTGTTCTTTTGTAAGATCATTACTTTTACCTTCAGCCATTAATCTTGATTCGTATGCTCCCGAAACAGTATTTGCTAATTCATATAATTTATTTTGTGCATCAAATTGTGCTTGAATTTCTGTTAGTTCTAATTTAGATAAACCCAATGCCTGCTGTCTTAAAATATATGATTGTTGTTGAGCATTAAATGCTTTGAGCAAACTATTACCAATAATATCACTGCTTTCTTTTTCTACTTGACGAATTCTAACAGTTTCTTCAATAGATTTTCTAATTTGATCTTGTGCAGCTGCATTCTTTAATAATTGATCGCCAATCTCTTTATACTTAAGAGGTTGTTGAGCAATTTGATCTGTGACACGCTGAACTTCGGTATATTCTTGTCCTAATAATTGGACATTGGACTGGGCATATCCAACCTTTTGCTGTTGAACTTGTGCTTGTAAATCTTTTTGTTTTGCAATGAACTCTGTGGTAGATTTTTCATTAATTTCTCGTGCTTTGGCAGCATATTCTCTTTCTTTTTGTATTTTACTTAAATTTTCTTTAGTGAATATTTCTTCTTTGGCCTTGGCTAGATCAGTCTGAGCCTGCATGTCAATCTTTTCTAGATCGCTGGCTGTTCTTAGTGCAAATTGTAGATCAGTTTCGGCATTGCTTTGAGCAATACGTTTATTACTTTCAATTGCGGCTTTTTGTCTAGCATCTAATTCTTGTGTGCGATTAGCATTGCCTCCACCAGCAGCGGCTTCTGGCATAACTTTACCAGCACTTTCAGCAGCCTTCTTTTGACTTTCGTCAATTGATGCTAATGCTTTATCATATGCATATAATGCACCGGCCGCTTCTAATGATGCTAGTCCTATACCAGCAATAAGTCTAACTACTGGGCTTTTACCAACTAATGCAGTTGCGGCTGCTGTGCCTAATATTGCTGTGTTTAGCGCAATAACTTTTGCTACAACTCCGGCACCGAATGTCAATCCCAATGCTACACCTATAAACGTTATGCCTTTGGCAGCGGCTTCAGCAGTGAGTTTGGTTTCACCCATCATTGCTAGAATAGGTTCTAAAGCAAGTAACGCACCTTCTTGAAGAATTCTAAAATTCTTCTCCATCTCAGCAACTCTATCTGCGGCTGCTTTAATTTTTCCAGCAAGTTCCTCACTGCTTATTTTACCTTTTTCAAACTCATCAAAGAATTTGGCAACATCAACACCACGGAATGCTTTGGTTAATAAAATTGCCTGTGTAGCAGTTCTTTCACTGCCTTGTTCCATTTTACTAAGACCTTCAATGGTCTTTTGTAATAAATCTGCTTCACTTAGGTTTTTAAGATCAGTTAAACTTACATTCACTTTAGCAAAAGCATCACGAACTTTTAAACTTCCATCATTAGCAGTTTCAATTGCTTGAATAAATCCTAAAATTGCTCGTTCAGCATTTTTAACTTTACCACCACTTGCTCCTAGTGCGTCCTGGAATGATTTAATGCCAGCAATGCTTAAACCAGTAGCATCACTTAAATCACTGACAGCGTCTGCGGCTTGAAATGCACCTGCTATAAATGCTCCAAAACTTACACCCAATAATGTGGCAGCAAGTCCTTTAATTTTATCATCAATAGCAGTTATTTTCTTTTCTGCTTGATCAAGACTTTGCAGGCCTTTGACTTGGAAATTTGCTATAAAATTCTGTGTAGTATCAGCCATTAGTTGCTCCCTAGACTTTTAATATAATCTGCAAACCATTTAGCAGTGGGCTTAGTCATACCATTTGGTTTTTGTTTGCTATAACCATCATCTAATCTCTGTGCATAGGGATAGGCAGCATTAATGGCAGTATTTCTTAGATTGGTATTGCGTTTAGCATTACCAGTTCTTTCAGGTGTAGCATCTACGAATACTGGATAAGCAAGTTTAGCCATTTGTCTAGGATCCAATCCTGCTTTAATTTTATCTAATTGAAATTTTATTTCACCTGCCATTATTTGTTCCTTACTTTCTCCAACATTGCCATCATTTGTTCTTGGCTAAGTTTAGGTGTTTGTAACTTGCCTTCTGCTTGATTTTGTTGGTGTTCTTCCCAAGACATCATAACATCATAGACCATAATATCAAATGTGGTGGCATTGGCTTGAATATAACTGGGTAGTTGTCCATACATTTTTGCCAATGCTCCTATTGTTATTAATCTTGCTGATTCCCAGTCTCTGGGGTTGATGTCTTGGTCTTTGACTTTCCCAAGCGTTCATTAATTGCGGTAATGGCTGCTATGGCTAAGTCAACTGGTAATACATTGCCTTCTAAAATGGCTTTATTACCTTGCTCATCTAAGATGAGATTTCTTAATAGTTCGTTTAATTGACTGCCATCCTGATCGGCTTGGCTTTTGAAGAAATTAAAGTATGTGTTGATATCAACACTATCATATAACCAGAAACTAACTTCACCATTGTAGTTTGCTGTTATGTCTGGATCATTAATTTCTATTTTAATTAATTCGGGTTTCTTTGCGAAATTACCTATATTCATTTCATATCCTCATATCTTTGTTTTAGGTAATGAACGGTTGCTAGTGCAAACTTCATTCTAACTTCTGCTTGTTCCAAGTCTCTCTTGGCACATCTTAATTCCGCTAGTGCTTTGGCAACTTCTGCTTCTATACTGCGAAATATCTCATTATTTGTTTTGTTATCAAATATCATCACATCTCCTGTCAGTGTTATTTATGCTGAAAAACAAAAAGCACCCGAAGGTGCTTGTTGCTATTCTAATTAAAGAATCAACTTACTGTGTAGTCACCTGTGACCGTGAGCGTAATCGGACTCACCCAGACTGGAGAATCTGCTGACACAGTTGGAGCCAAACCAGTAATGTAACCATTACCAGTAATTGTCTTACCTGCGGCACCTGCACTGGTTTTACCCAGGAACAATGTGAAGTCAACTAAAGTCTTGTCTTTGCTTAGACCAAAAATGCCTGCGGCTACAGCAGGTCTGCTGGAGGCACTGGTTCCTGTGATCAACGCAGTCACAGTTGCTGATGTTGCTTTATACCAAGTGCCTTCTGCTGTGGCAAAATAAATTGTGCCCACTGTCATACCACTAGTTGGTAGTGCTGCCACATTGGCCACAGTTGTGAACTGTCCAAAGAATACAGTTTGATCTAGAACAATGTTCATGCTTAGATCGTTGGTTGCTGTCGTAGCAACCTGTTGCTTACTGCCACTGTCTAATTGAGTCCAAGTGAATACATCATTAGCGTTGTTAATCGTAATGTCTTGCATTGCTGGGATATTCAAATTAACATCTGTGGTCAAAGCATCATTGGCAATTGATAGAGTTGCTTGAACTCCAACTGCGCCGGGTGCTGGGAATATGTATGCCATATTTTTTTCCTTATGCTAAATTATAAAATCTATATTCGCCCTCATAGACAACTCTATCATTGTCTATGCTGACCGTATAGTCAAACAAGCGTTTATAAACGCCTGTGATGGTAGTGATATCTTTAGCACTACCTAAGATTGTCAATGCTGAATCTAAATCTGTGTTTCTGTTTTTTGCATCAACTGTTAAGAACCATCTTACAATAGTTACTCTTTGGTTGATAATTAAACTTCCCAAAGTTGGTAACAAGTCTTCTTCTTCCGTGTAAGGTTCATCAAGATATACTCTACGAGCATTCTTCATATACAGTGGATTAGTTCCTTCTTGAAAAGGCAGTTCCTGACTGGTCTTGATAGATTCAGTTAGTTGTGCTGTCAAATAAGTTAATAATTCTGTTCTCATCTTACGCGAACTCTATTTACTACGCTAGCCATCTTGTCTGCGGTGTCAATTGTTCCATTTTCGCTGAAGTCATACCAGTCACCTGCTTCAATAATTTCATCAAACAATAGATTATAGCTGTCCTTGTAGAACTTAATTTTTGCAAATTCAGCACTGTCAGGATTGCCAAAGTCAGCAACACTAGGATAAACATATTCAAATAATGCAAAATACACATTAAGGTCTATGAACTCCTGCGTTCTGGCTAATATATAATCTGGATTTACAGCGGGTAATAGGTTTGGATTTATGATCTGTGCCATTCTACGCTGATATTCTCTCCACCATTCAGTGTTTCTAATTTGTGTAAGAATACGCTGACTGGCTTGTTCTAAGTAATCATTGATTTCGGATTCTGTTAAATCTTCGTTTGCCTCAAAAACACGACTATCACGATTAGTGACATCCTCATAAGTCGCAAAACTTACAAATGTTTTATAACTGTATATAAATGCTCTATTCATTGTGATAGTCCTTTTAGATTAATTTAGCAATTAAGGGTTGATGCTTGAGTCAAATGCCAAGAAGCGACCGTAGTTGTTCTGTAGGATGCCTGTGCCATAGTATGCTGAACATACAATGTCGTCACCCAAGAAAGCCGCA